TGATAATCCATTTGAAAATATGGGTGCTCAAATGATTAAGGAAGTGTCCATTAATACTGGTAAGAACGTAGGAGATGGCACGACAACTTCAGCAATACTTGCACAAGCAATGATTACTGAAGGATTAAAATTAGTAAAAGAGGGTGCTAATCCAATTGATTTAAAGCGTGGTATTGATAAGGCTGTAGAAAAGGTTGTAGAATCTCTTAGAGATCAATCAGAGGCAATAGATATTAATTCTAATAGATTACATCAGGTAGCAACCATATCAGCTAATAATGATGAGGAAATTGGTAAACTAGTTTCAGATGTTATTAAGGCTGTTGGAAAAGATGGAGTAGTCACTATGGAAAACTCAAGGGATAACGAAACGTCTATTAGTATTATAGAGGGCATATCTGTTAAGCAAGGTTATGTATCACCACATTTCGTTACAGAGAATGGTAAGCATGAACTTACATTTGAGGGTTCTTATTTACTTCTGATGGATGGAAAGATTAGCGATATTAAAGAGGTTCTACCAATATTACAATTTGCTAATAAAGAGGAAAAACCTATTGTTATATTTTGTGATGATATAGATGATAATACATTAAGGTCTATTATTAAGTCTCGAATGAATGGCTCTAAGATATGTGTAGTTAAAGCTCCTGGATTTGGATTTAAAAGGGTTGAATATTTACAGGATATTGCAGCTATTTGTGGTGGTAAGGTTATATCAAGTCAATTAGGAACTTCAATTACTACATCAAATGTATCTTATCTTGGAGTTTGCGATAAAATAGTTATTGACAGAGCGTCAACTTTGATTGTTGGTGGAGATGGAAATAAGGAACGTACAGAAGCTTATATTCAATCAGTACAGACATTATTAGATAATTGTACTGAAGATTGGGAAATTAATATTCTGAAAGAAAGATTATCTAAACTTAAAGGTGGAGTAGCTATTGTTCATGTAGGAGCTGCTAGTGAAACTGAGGTTAAGGAGAAGATGGATAGGATAGATGATGCTATATGTGCTACTAGAGCTGCATTAGAGGAAGGAATATTGCCAGGCGGTGGATTGGCTTATATAAACTTTATTAGAGGAATTAAAGCCGATGATTTAGTAAGCAGCGTAGTAATTAGGTCTTTATTTATGCCAGCTAAATATATAGCAACAAATGCAGGTGAAGATGTTAATGAGGACTTTATCATAGTAAACACTACCAACACTGTTGGATATAATGCCAAGACTGATAAGTTTGAAGACCTTAAACTTGCAGGAGTTATTGACCCAACAAAAGTAACTAGAATGGCATTAGAGAATGCTGCATCAATTGCAGGTATGGTACTGCTCACAGAGTGCCTAATAGAGAATGTAAGTTAATGATTGTTAAACTTTGATAGAATGTTTGTGTAATCCAAAAACTTTAATTACTTTTGTAACGATTTAAAAATAAACATATGAGAAAGAATTGTTATCAGAGTAAAAAAGATAATCCAAATTGGGGAGAAAAGTTACAAACTGAATGCTCTCTTAGAAAGACATTTAATATTACAGAGTGTTTTAGTGATAGTCCAAGAGTAGTTAATTTTAGTGATGATTTAATCGTTAATCAGAATGGATTAAATATGGCTTATAGTTCTACTGGATTGAATAAATAGTTGATTCTCTACCATAGGTTTGGAATGTCCAAAGGCTTTTATCGTTGAGCCAGTTAATTAACGATAATCTATAAGACTAGTGAAATGGTTTATCACATCGGACTTCAACTCCGAAATTGTGGGTTCAAATCCTACGTCTTGTGCAATGTCTATCGTATAGTAGTGAGCAGGTAAAACTCTCAGGTAGAAATACTTGGTTAGCGTGGGTTCGATTCCCACCGATAGGCCTATAATTGTTTCATAATTAAGTACTTGTGAAAGTATGTCTTTTAATTCATTTTTTAATTGTTTTTAAATTTAGTGTATTGTGCGCCGCCTAACCTCTGTTGTCTTTAATGGCATTAAATGTAGCGGTCTTCCCAAATGATTATATGCATGTAATCAGCAATTAAATTTGCAATTTGCGCAGGAAGTGTGAGAGTTAATAAGTCTCACAACTTGGATTCATAGCAAAGTTGGTCTATGCGTGGGACTGAAAATCCTGAGATTCTGGTTCGATGCCAGGTGAATCCACTAATAAATATTGCGGGGTGTTGTAAATGGTAACATTCAAGTCTCATAAGCTTGAGTTTCAGTTCGAGTCTGGCGACCGCAACCAAATAAATATTATGGGAAAAACAATATTACATTTTTTTGACCCAATTCTAACAGCTAGAGTTGGAAGACCAGGAGTTACAGTTAATGAAAATACTGGAGAATTAGAACAAACTATAGATTCTCCAAGAATAGCACCTGCTGGGTATTATACTACAGTATATGTTGGGAATGACACTCACATTTACTATCGTGGAATAGAATATGAGCCGATTGGTCCTGGAGCTAAACATGTAACATTTAAGGATGCTTGGGAGTTAACAAATGAAGAAGTCTTTGAATATTAATTGATTATGATTGCAAAAGTGATAAAGCATTTCAATCCATCAATAAGAACTCCAAGAGGAACGCCATGGGTTACAATAATAGAAGATAATGGTGAAATTGTAAAATTAATCAAGCAAAATTCAACTGACTTATTATTTAAAAAGATAGTGTCATACGAATTTTGGTGCATAAACTAATTATGGCAGCAAAAGAAATAAATATATGCCCAAAAGAAAAGACTATTAATATCTTTGTGGATGATATAACGGTGGACGAAATAAAGGAACATCTTAAACACTTTAAGAACATGAGTGATTACGAGTTTAGAATACATAATCCACAACAGACAACAGATTTAATAAGTGTTTATGAATATAATGTGTTAATAGATAATTTATATAAAATATAATGAATAAGATTGATTACGAAGAAGAGCCTATTTGGTATTGCAGAAGTTGCTTATCAATGAGAATATTAAATTCATCTGGAACGGATGAGGATTTTACAGATGACCCAACACCATGTTATTGTGATGATTGTGGAAGTACAGACATTGCAGTTACAGGTAAATACGGTATTGCAGAGATTGAAGAATTAGGAAGTAAACAAAGTAAATTTAAAAAATAATTATAATGGGAGAAAAGGAAGTTAAAGAGCAAAAGAAATTGTCGTATGAGGAGCTTAGTAATGTTGTCAGTCAATTACAACAACAAAATAAGTTTTTAATTGAGCAATTACAAAAGAATCAAGGAGAAGCATTTTATAAACGATTAGATTATCTATATAAGACTCTTGAGTTTAAAGAAGTATTTCCAGAAGAATTTATTGGTGATTGTATTGATGAGATAGTCAGTACTATCACTATTCCAGAGGAAGTAAAACAACCAGATAAACAAGTAGTTGAGTAATGGATTTGAATCGTAACTCGAACATAGCTAAGGTACATTGTGCCTTAGATATCGGGTTCTTTTATAAATGGTTATCGTTTACAACTCCATTACACAAACTAACTAAGTCTGAACGACAAGTATTAGCATCATTTCTAGCAAAGAGACATGAGTTATCTCAGATAATAAGAGATGAGAATATGCTAGACAATGTGCTTAATAGCATTGATATACGCAAGGATATACGTGAGGCGATAGGATTAACTACACCTCAATTTAATATCCTTATATCAAAGATGAGGCGTTCTGGGGTAATGGATGGCAAGAAGATAAATAAGCATTACATTCCAAACATACAAAAAGATACTGGACAATATAGACTAACAATTATATTTGATATAGATGACAAATACAAAGTCGAGAAGGCAGTACTCCAACAAGGAGATACTGGAGATGGCGAAGAAAGTGTCGATTAAATTAGATATACCAGCACAGGTAGTTGTAATGGCTTATTATAGTTTCTGGGATAATATAAAAGAATCAATTAGTAAATCAAACCTAGATTTGGTTGATGAGAATACAGAGATAGATTTTCCATTGAGTTATAATATAGGTTCAATAGGAAAGCTATACACGAGTAAAAATAAAATAGTAGCAATTAATAATTGTATAAAAAATAAAAGGGAGAAGAATGAAAATATTGAGTATTAAAAAAGCAACACCAATGTCAACTGGCATTATTGTTACGTGTGATAGATATACAGTGGAAGATACTACACATGATGGAATTGAAAATGTATCAATGACTGGTAGGATTAAAGAGATTCAAACAGTTGTTAGTCCATCAAAAGGTTGTATTGAGCGTGGAGTTGTTGAAGGAACATTAGTAGCATTATCTTATGAAAACTATAAAAAGACTAAAAATGTCAAGAAGCATGATTTTGGAATTGATGAAGAATATAATAAACAGGTTTATTATGAGATGCCAGTCATGATGTATAATGGCGGAGAACATATGCTTGTTGACTTATCTGATATTGAATTAAAGATTGATGAATTTGAATATGTGGATTTTAATCCAGAATTAATTAAATAAATATATATGAGTGATTTTAAATCAAGATTAGAATTAGAGAAAGTTGAGTTAGATGAAAAACTTTCTAAACTAACAGTGTTTTTGGATAGTGAAAAATCAGATGAATTAGAATTTAAAGCTAAAGCATTGCTGATAATTCAAAAGAATATTATGAGCGCATATAGCAATGTACTAGATGCGCGACTTAAACTTTTAAATAACTAATTAATATAGAGCTCATTACCATAAGTAGTGGGCTCTTTTAAGATATAATAAGATGAAATTATTTTCGCGTAAGGATTTTCGTTTGCAAGTTGAGCCAATCGTATTTTCAATAAAAGCTTTTAAAAAGCTTGACCAGAGAGACAGAACAGTAGGCAAAACGCAATTAGAGAAAGAGCTTGCATTTATATATTTTGTATATGACCCAAGAAGTGATTTGCAATATATTATAGATGAGCAAGATAGAATTGAAAAAGCTAAAGAGATTATAGGTCTTGACTCAAAGTTTAAGATTGATAACGACATAGTTAAAGCTATCGAAACATATATATCCATGACTGAAACATCAGCATCTTTACTTATTAAGGACTTGAAGATAAGTCTTGAAAAGATTAGGGCATATCTCAGAGATGCTGAGGTTGATTCTGATACATTTGATAAGTACGTTAGGTCGGTTGAGAGGTTGATACCAATCTCACAGAAGATATCTGAAACTGAGGGTGCTGTAATAAGGGAAGTTGCTGAAATTTCCAATGCTAGAGGTGATAAGGCAATGACATTATTAGATGGTGGTTTTGAAAATATTATGGGATAATTATGGGCATTCCTGTAAATAAATATCAAACGCAGCTAACAGATGATGTTATATCGAATCTAAAAGAAGAAGTAAGGACTGACCTTTTAGATGTTATAAACAATGTTGAGTTTGTAAGAAGGCTCATTAGTCCAGATAGGAAATACGCCAAGGATATGCCAAAAGATAAGTTTGGTAAAATAATTGTAGACATCAGTAATCCACATATCCTAGAGAATATGGAGTATTTTACTCCAGCCGCAAGGCATTTTCAAAAACATGGTTGTTACACTAAATTAATTCCAAATCCTAATCCTCAATCAGAATATGGTCAGTGATTAAGGCGCGAGGTTATGCGGTGCTGGAATGGAATGGTGCGTGAATCTGATGGAGAATGAATAACTGGAGATATGTATTTTTATTTAAATTACTTTCCAATAATTCAAACAAAAATGATTGAGGGGACTAATATTGGTGATCGTGTAACCGACTTCCCAGAAGTTTGGGAAGGAGTATACTGGAGGTTTCATTACTGGAATCAAGCTAGGTATGGTGGACTTTATGATGAATTTAAGGGCGGAAAACACTGCGTTGAAATAGCTTCGCGCGGGAAAAGTAAGTCGTATTCGTTTGGCTCTAAGCTGGTTAGAAATTTTGTGGTGGGAGAAAATGTTACTACGAAAAGCAAAGTAAGGTCATTAATTGCCGCATATCAAAAAGAATATTTAATTAAAGATGGTACTCTGAATAAATTCATTGATGGAATAACTCACTGCGCAAAACATACACAATTTCCATCTAGGAGATTAAAGCAATCCATGTCTGATTTAAACTGGAGGGCTGGATTCTTAGACCAAGATACTGGTCTTGAGATGGGTACTTTAAATGAGGTTCTCGGAGTTGCTATAAAAGATGATAGTGACAAATTGAGGGGCAAGAGATCATCGTGAATGGGATTTGAAGAGTTCGGTGCCTTTCCAAAATTCCTAGACTTATGGCAGACATCAATGCCAAACGTCCAAGACGGTAGTGCTATATTTGGGCAAGCTAGTGCTGTTGGTACAGGCGGCTCGGAAGGTGCTGATTTTCAGGGCGCTATCGAAATGCTCAACTACCCTGACGGATACAATGTATACTCACTACCAAACATATACGACAAGGGAGCTACTGGAAATAAAAAGACAATATTTTTCTTTCCAGGATATATAAATCTAAAGGGATATTACAATAAGGATGGAGTTTCAGATGTGATTGGAGCTTTAATTTATGAAATAGAGTTTAGAATTAATCTTAAATACAATTCATCCGACCCACTTCAATTAACTAGACGTAAAGCTGAAACAGCATTTACTATTCAGGATGCTATTATGAAACGTGATGGTTCATTATATCCAACAGACAAACTAAACGATGTAATTAATGAAATCAATCTTAATCCAAAATATACAGATGATATGTGGATTGGTAGATTAAGTTTATCAAAGAGTGGTGAGGTTGAATACAAGCCTGATAATGATTTAAAATATATAACAGAGTTTCCTCATAAGGATAATAAAATTGAGGGAGCTATATGTATAAAGCACATGCCAGTTAAAAGTAGCTCTGGTACAGTTCCATGAGGCAGATATATTGCTGGGGCAGATGTTTATGACGATGACTCTTCTGATACATTGTCATTATTTAGTTTGTTTATCCATGATTTATGGACCGATGAGTTAGTGTTTGAATATACAGGCAGGCCTATGTTTGCGGATGATGCATACGAGAATGCTAGATTAGCGTTACTTATGTATAATGCAGAATGTAACTATGAGAACAATAAGAAAGGTTTCTTTGCTTACATGTCAAAACATAATTGCTTATATCTACTCTCAGACACACTTGAGTTTCTTAAAGATAAGGAAATGGTCAAAGGTGGTCAATATGGCAACAAGAGTAAAGGTACTGGAAATTATGGAACTATAGCTCCATATGGAAGAAGATGTTATAGGGATTACTTGCTAAGGTCAACACCACAAATAAATCTAAAAGAAGTTGATGGGCAGACCGTAGAGGAAATAAATAATGTATTTAACTATCAAAAGATTTGGTCAAAGGGATTATTGCAAGAAACTGCAATGTGAAGTCCAGACGGAAACTATGATAGGCATGATGCAATAATTATGCTTATGCTTATCAGAGAAGATAAGTTAAGGTTACTTGGCGACACTTCTCCAAGAGATGCTGGACTAAACAGAGACGTAAACTATCTTGGTAAGGATAAATTCTTTGAAAACAACTATAGAAAGAATGATTTTACAAAGTCTAAACTAAAATTCTAATATAATTAAAATATAGTGCCTATTACTTTTTTGGTAGTGGGCACTTTTTTGTTTTGGTATGTCAATAATTTGTTTTACCTTTGCCATAATTTATAAATTGCAGCAAAAATGTTAATAAAATATAATATATATGGCTACACAGGTAAGCTCATTTCCTAGACAAAAAATGTCTTTCTCTGCGAAAAACGCAGAATGGCGTAAGAGTCATTGCGATTGAAGCGATAAAAAAATTTACTACTCAGATTCTCCCTTGCGTAAGTCGTTCATACGCAAGCGAATAAACTATAATTTAGTTAATGGTATCTTGGATTTGAACGATATGTCATTGATTCTAAACCCAGACAATACAGACGCTAGTTATGTTCCAGAAAACATACAGCATTATCCAATAATGTTAGGTAAATTAAATTTACTTTCAGGCGAAGAGCGTAAACGTAGATTTGACTGACACTTAATCATAACAAATCCCAATGCAGTCTCTGAGATTGAAGATAATAAAAAGAGCGCATTAATGGGAAGTCTACAAGATGCTATAAAAGCAAGTCATCCAGACGAAGAATCTTTTAATGCAGAAATGGATAAGATGTCTTATTATTACACTTATGAATGGCAGGATGCTAGAGAAGAACGTGGCAATTTAATTCTTAATCATTATATAAAAGAGTTGTCTATTAAAGATAAATTCAATTCCGGATTCATGGACGCAATGATTGTTGGTGAAGAAATTTATCAATGTGATATAGTTGGTGGTGAACCTACCTTTGAAAGAATTAATCCATTAAAATGCCATACGTTTAAAAGTGGATTTTCAAATAGAATTGAAGATGCAGATATTCTTACGTATATAGACTTTTGGAGTCCTGGTAGAATTATAGATACGTTTTATGATGTTCTAACAGAATCTGATTGTGAATATTTGGAAAACTTACCACAAGTATATTCTGGTGATAGTATGTCAAATATTGACGAGCGTAATGCGTTTATCAACATCAATGAAATAAACGGTTTTGAAGGTGGGTACGGTTCCGTAATAGATAACTACTCTATATTTGCACAAACTACTGGTTCTGCTGCAACAACAAATTACTTTGACAACAATGGCAATATTCGTGTTGTAAGAACATATTGGCGATCTAAACGTAAAATTAAAAAAGTAAAGTCATATAATCCAGATACTGGTGATGAAGAATTTGACTTCTATCCAGAAACATATAAATGCGATAAAGACCTGGGTCAAGAAGAGGAGGTGTTCTGGATTAATGAAGCATGGGAAGGCACTAAAATTGGTAAAAAAATCTATGTAAATATGCGACCAAGAGTTGTGCAATTTAATAGATTATCTAACCCATCAAGATGTCACTTTGGTTTTGTTGGTTCAATATACAATATAAACGATACTAAACCATTTTCTTTGGTAGATGTAATGAAGCCTTACCAATACATGTATAATGCCTTACACGACCGTTTAAATAAGGCTATAGCTGCTAACTGGGGCAAGATGCTCAAGTTAGATTTAGCTATGGTTCCAAAAGGATGGGAAGTTGATAAATGGCTTTACTATGCTAAGGTAAATCACATTGCGGTTATTGATAGTTTTAAGGAAGGTAATATTGGCGCAGCTACAGGTAAGTTATCTGGAATGATGCAACAATCATCTGGTGTATTGGATTTAGAGCAAGGTAATTATATCCAACAACATATAAACTTATTAGAGTTTGTAAAGATGGAAATGTCTGAAGCTGCTGGAATATCTAAGCAACGAGAAGGACAAGTATCATCTTCTGAAACCGTAGGTGGTGTAGAACGCTCTAATTTGCAATCAAGTCATATTACTGAATGGTTATTTGCTAAACATGATGATGTTAAGAAAAGAGCTCTTGAATGTTTTTTGGAGACTTCTAAGGCTGCGTTAAAAGGTGGTTCTAAAAAGTTCCAATATATATTGACTGATGGGGCATCTAAGATAGCTGATATTGATGGAGATGAATTTTCTGAATGTGATTACGGATTAGTGCTTGATAATAGTAATGAGTCTCAGAGATTAGAAGAAGGCTTGCTTCAATTAGCTCATGCAGCTATGCAAAATCAAATGATGTCTTTTGGCGCAATGATGAAAGTTTTATCTTCTCCATCTATGGCTGAAGTTCATAGAATTATTGAGAAAGATGAGAAAGACATGAATGAGCGTAAATCTAAGGAGGCTCAAGACAACATGAAGATGCAGCAAGCTGAAATTCAATACAAGAAAGATGTTGAGCAACAAAAGATACAGCTTGAAGATACATTAAATCAACGTGATAATGAGACTAGAATTCTTATTGCAGAAATGTCAAGTCAAGTTGAATTACCAGAAGATACATCTAAAGACGATTTAGCTTTAAAGATTAAAAAACTTGATGAAGAAATGGCTCTTAAAAAAGCTCAACATCAACATAAAGTTAAACAAGACGAAGCTCAAAATCAACTTAAAGAAAGAGACTTGGAGATTAAAAGAATTAATAAAAATAAGACCACTAAGTAATGGTAACTGCTACAATTAAGTGCGGTGATAGTTTCTCAATCTGATTAAAACTAAAGACTGGACAAACATTTCCAGTATCCACCAATATGTTAGTTTATATTGGTGGTGTTTTAATTGGAAATAAAGATACTCAATCACCACCAATGATATACGAAAACTCATATTATAAAATGTTTTTGTCGAGTGTAGAAACATTTTTAATGAGGGGTTATAGAGATTTGATAATAGTCTTAGATGGACCAGGTGGAGTTAAACAAACCATTGCTGCTGGAATATTATTTGAAAGACTACCAACTGATTATCAATCTCCAACCGAAAACGATGGATATAATATGTTGGTTGAAATTGATATTTCGACAGATACTATAATAACTGACGTTTTATTGCAGGACGCTCTAAAGGGAGATAAGGGTGATACAGGATTAAATGGAACTGGTACTATAGTGTCAATTATTGCTGGAGAAAATATATCTGTTAATAATACAGATATTAACAATCCAATAATTTCAGCGATTATTCCGATTGTTGATGGCAGTAAATGGGAGGATAGTGGTTTAACTCAAATAATTCCAAAAGATTTAAAACGTATTCCAGCTTCAATAATTGATGGATTGCCTTTGTTTGGTGATATAGTTACACATGATGTAGATGAATTTGCCACAGCAGCACAAGGAGCTTTAGCCAATACTGCATTGCAATCATTTACTGAAGCCGACCCAACAGTTCCATCATGGGCTAAGACTGCTACAAAGCCAAGTTATACAGCTAGTGAAGTTGAAGCTGAACCAGCATTTTCAAAAAACACTGGATTTAATTTAGCGTTAGGAAATGCTGCTGGAACTGTTTTAGAAGGTAGAACTTTTGGAACAGCAGCAAATAGTGCAACAACTGATTTTGCTACTAGACTTCTTACTAGCGATATTTCAGTTGTGCTGCCAGCTGGTAAAAGTTTGGGTAAATACATTGGAACAGCAACTATACCAGCAATAGGATTAACATTAGAGGAAGTTATTAGGGATATTGCATTACAATATATTATACCAACATTTTCTACTCAATTATCAATAACTGGACAATCAGCAACTATAGAAATAGGTACTACATTATCTGGAAGTAAAACATTTACATGGGCTATTGCTGTTAATAGTGGAGTCGTTAGCACTATTGATATTTACGACAATACTGATGCCTCTACTTTGTTAGCTAGTACTCCCAACGATGGAACTCAAGCTATAACAATTACTTCTATTAAATTAAATACTGATGGAGCTACTCAATCGTGGAAGGCGATTGCACATGATACTGGTAGTTCTCCATCTGATATTAATAGTAATAATTTTGTAATCACTTCAAGATACATTAGATATTGGGGTGCATCAGCTACAGTTATAACAGATACATTAATTACTGCTGCTACCGCCAATAGAACATTTGCTGAAACATTAACTTCAAATGCATTCAAAACATCTGGAGCAAATACATTTACTTTGGTTACTGGTACTACTCAAACCAAGATGGTAGTTCTACTTCCTCCAAGTATAATAATTACATCCGTTGTTGATACTACAAACTTAAATGCCAATCTAACATCTAATTATATATTAACTCAAGTTTATATTAACGATGCTGGAGGAACTGCAAGACTTTATAATATGTATGTAATGACATTGGGGGCTCCATATCCAATAAGTGCTAATCACGTAATAACAACTAATTAATGGCATCAACTATAGCAGTCCCAAATGGGATATACACATTAAATGGAGTACCAGCAGATTCTAAATATTATAACCTAGTCAATACTCCATACACAAATACTGCGCAAGTTATATCTGAGATATTAATTGGTGCTAGAAGTATTGGACTTACTGTAAATGTTGCAGGAGTTGAATATTGGTTTAAAGATGCAATTGCATTAGAATCTGATTTAGTTATAAAATCAACAAATATTTCTGGGTTAGTTCCCTATACAGGAGCCACAGATGATGTTGATTTAGGCACTAAAGGATTAACTACTGAATTTACTCAATACAATATAGATAATACCCAAAAACCATCAGTAGAAGGATTACTACAATGGAATGCAACTGATGGTACATTGGATTTAGGATTACAAGGAGGCTCAGTTACTGGACAATTATTTCAAGAACAATTTATACGTGTCAAAAATAATTCGGCTTCAACACTGTTAAATGGTAAATGTATCTATATTGATACAGCAGTTGCAGGCAGACCAACAGCAGCACTAGCAAATAATAAGAGTGCTGATATGGCTAGAAAGACCATTGGCATACTTACTGCTGATATTGCTGCTGGAGATGAAGGATTTGCAACTACATTTGGAAAGGTTAGAGGTTTAGATACACATTCATTTGCATTAGGCGATATACTTTACGTATCTGACACTAGTGGTGAATTAACTAGCACAAAACCGACTGGAGCAGCATGGATTACTAATGTAGGAGTTGTTACAGTAGTTAGTGCTACTGTTGGAGAAATATTTATTCGCTCAATTCAATATGAAAAACCCGATGAGCTAACTCTTATAAGCGGATTCCCAAACCAAAATACACCAGTTACAGATATTAGTATTGCTGTTGCTTTAGGAATAGGAACTTTTACAATCGCTCCAAAAGTAGGTGAAACTGAATTTCATTTCTATCAATTAGGAGTTCAATATAGAAAATTAACATCAGAGAGCATTACACTTTCAGATGCTGAAGGGCTACATTGGATTTATTATGATTTAGGTGTTTTAAGTGATATAGCAAATCCAACAGTAACTGAATCATTAGAATTAATTGAAAGTAAAACATTAGTATCTCAAGTCTATTGGGATGCAACTAATAATTTGCCAATATTAATAGGTAATGAGAGACATGGATTTGCAATGTCAAATGATACACATTCATATTTACATTTAACTCAAGGAGCTAAATGGATTAGTGGAATGGCTCTTAATACTATTAATGCTACTGGTGATGGCGATTCTGATTTACACGCTCAATTTGGTGTTGATTTAGGATTAGGGACGGATGAAGATTTGAGACTTAATCCATCTGCTATTTCATCAACTGCTGGATTACCAATATTCTATATTGATGGAGCTAATGCTAATCTAAGGAGAAAATCCCAACCAGGATTTTCAGTTTTATCTGATACTGTAGCTGGAGTTGCATCACCAACTGGACGATTAGCATATAATAGATTACTTAATGGAGTATGGTCGTTACAAACAGTATCTAGTGACGATTTTGTATTATGTCATGTATTTGCTACTAATGATTCAGCACAACCATATATAGCGTTTGTTGGTCAGGCATTATATACAACATTGACAAATGCAAGAACTGGAGCTTCAAGTGAGATAGGAAGTATTATTTCTATATATCCAAAACAAGAACTTATACCAGTAGCTACAGTTATATTTCAAACAAATCTATCATATAATAATTCAATTAATGCAAGAGTTGTTGCAGTAGCTACTGGAGTACCTTATGTTGATTGGAGAACTTCCGACATAAAAGCTAGCGCAAGTGCAATACCAACAGACCATAATTCATTATCAGGTAAACAAGGTGGTAGTGTTGGTGAGTATTATCATTTAACTGCTGCACAAGTTACTAAAGTGGGTGATTCATTAGCAACTGTTACACATGATGCTACCTTAACAGGAAATGGAACGGCTTCAAGTCTATTAGGAACTGCATCATCAATTGTACCCTTTACCCCAACAACAGATATATTATCTACAAATGTACAAAGTGCTATTGTAGAGGTTGGTACTAAAA